CAGGCGTCGCAGCGTGCCATGTGGGAGGAAGTCGGCGAGCGCGTGCGCCACCTGACCGATCGGCTGTCCGACAAGGACGCGATCTTTAAGGAGGCCAGCGTGCGTGCAGTGCGTGAGCTGGTCACATTGCTGCCGGGGTGGAACATCGGCGGCGACCAGCGCGTCAACGAGGTGGCCAACGACATCGACAACATGCTGACCGGCATCGAGGCCAGCGACCTCAGGAAGGACCCCGCCATACGCTCGTCTACCGCCAGCGAGGCGCAGCGTATCTCGGCCAAGCTGGCGTCATGGGGGCTGTAATGACCAAGTGTAAAATGCAGCAGGAAATCGCCAACCCGAATGCACCGCGCGATAAACCCCCGCCGGATGTCGACGGCAAGCTGATGTGGCTGATCCGTCGCCACAATGGCGGCCGCGACAATGGCTGCGACTGGTGCCTGGTGGTCGACGAGATCAACCGCCTGCAATTGGCGGTCGACCAGATGGGCGCGCTCAAGGCGCTCGCCGGTATCACCAAGCGGTAACTGGAGGGCGCCGTGTCTTTAACAATAGCTAGGTTGTACGAGGTGCTCGACTACGATCCTATAACTGGGGCATTTCGGTGGATACGGCGCCAGCCGGCAGGACGGCCGTCTCAAGGTGGGATCGCCGGAACTTTGACCAGCAGAGGCTATCGGGAGATTTTTATAGACCGTAAGAAGTACAGGGCTAGTCGGCTCGCATGGTTCTATATGACCGGGAACTGGCCGGATGAAGAAATAGACCATAAGAACCGCGTTAAAGACGACGACCGCTGGGAAAACTTAAGGGGGGCGACTAGCTCCCAGAATAAAGCTAATACGGCATTGACTTCCCGTAATACATCCGGTGTGAAAGGCGTGTCGTGGTATCGTGATCCTAGGTGGAATTACGGAAGTTGGACTGCCTGTATAAGACGCAACGGTAAAACCGTCCACTTAGGATACTTCGATACTATAGAAGAAGCCGGGACTGCCTACGCTAAGGCGGCAAAAGAAATTTACGGGGAGTTCCGAGATGGCCACAAGTCGTGAGTGTGGCCGCTCCTAACGGAGCAAGTGAACCGCGACCGCCCGTGGGGCTAGTCCAGTGTTAGCTGGCCCGCGACGGGCACCTCAAAAACAGGAGAACTCGGATGAGCCTACCGTTCCGTATGACCACTACACCGGCGCAGGACCAGGCGATGATCGAGGCGCGCGTCGCCTTTATGGCCGCCTGCCCGTTCTTCGCCTACTTCTACTACGACCAGTTGGTCGAGTGGCCTACCACTGAGCGGATGCCGACGGCCGCCACCGACAGCAAGCGGCTGTTCTACAACCCGCCGTGGTTCACGGACCTCAAGGTGCTGGAACGCTGTTTTGTGCTGGCACACGAGACTTACCACGCGGTGTGGCGGCACTCGCCCCGGGCATTGTATTACCGGCGCACCGGCAACGTCGACGGGGTGCCATACCACCACGAGTTGTTTAACATCGCCGCCGACTACGTGATCAACGCCGATCTGATCAATCTCAAGATCGGCATCTGCAACCCCGAGTGGCTGTATCGGCCGGACGTCAAGGGGACCGACAAGATCGAGGAGGTCTACAAGAAGCTCTACGAGGAATTGCCGCCGCCCCCGCCGGGTCACTCCCGTAATCCCGGCGACGGTCCGTCCATCGGCAATCCTGGAGTTACTACCGGTAGTAACGGTGGCGGCGGCCGCTTCCCAACCCAGTCATACGGGCGCGGCTCGGTGCCGGACAAGCGGGCCAAGGCCGCCGGCGGCCGGTTCGACGAGGTGCAGGAGCCATACGTCGACCCAATTACTGGAGAGGTCGACGAAGTCGATGAGATCACTTTTAGGGAATCGATCGCCAGGGCGGCGCAAGCCGCCAAGGCGATCGGCAGCATCCCGGGGAGTATCCAACGGCTGGTCGACGAAATCCTCGAGCCGCAGGTCGACTGGAAGGACAAGTTCCGCCTGTCGGTGACCGGCAAGGTGGGCAACCGGCGGGAGGACTGGTCCAAGGCCAACCGGCGACGGCTGGTATTAAACCCGGTGATCTACCTGCCCGGCAAACGGGGGTACGGGGCGGACTTCATCGCGGTGTGGATCGACTCGTCGGGCTCAGTGGGCGAGCGCGAATACAACGCCTTCTTCTCGGAGGGCGGCGGCATCATGCAGGATGTCAAACCCCGGCGGATGCTGGTCGGCTGGTGCGACGCCATCGTGCAGGGCACCGAGTGGGTCTACAGCCTGGATGAGGTCGAGGGGCTGTTCCGCACCCCGATCCCGGGGCGCGGCGGCACGTCGTTCATTCCGCCGTTCGAGTGGATGAAGGAAAACGGGTTGGTGCCGGACTGCATGGTGTACTTGACCGACGGCTACGGGCCATTTCCCAAGAAGCCCGAGTATCCGGTGATCTGGTGCATGTCGACGGATAAGAAAGCGCCGTTCGGCGACGTCATCCACATCAAGCCGTAAATGTCAACCGCCCGATATGACCGAATCGTCGATTATATCGGGCGGCCCTCTCGGATGGGATTGTTACATCATGCCAAACTGGACACCCAGCGATGACCACCGGCATCGCTTGATGCAGACGATCAACCACCTGACCAACCGCCGCGCCTCGATGATGGAAACCGACTACCCGCTCACTTTCGAGCAGGTCAAGCTGGTCACCAAGCCTACCCGTCTGGCCGAGCTGGTCGCCCTCGGCTACGATTCATTGCAGAAGACCTACCACATTGCTTACGAGCTGGGGCCGGCGCACGGGTTGGGACGCCGGTCGATCACTCAAATCAACCTGCCGGAGCCGATCCACTACGCCTTCGACCGGCAACTGCACGCCAGCTACCAGGAGGCATTCCCGATCTTCTTTAACCGGTCAGCCATCGACGACGAGACCATGGCCAGGCTCAAGACGTGGACCGAGCTGGCGGTCTACGAACGCAGGCTGGCGGCGCTGACCAACAGCACCGTGGCGGACTTCATCACCCACACCAACCCGCTGACCATGTACCACATCATGGCGCGCTGGCCGGCGCTGAAGGTGGCGTTCAAGGCGGTGGCACCGCACTACTACGCCCGGGCGCCGGACATATGGGAGCGGCACAGCAACGAGGTCGGCAAGGACTTGCACCGCTGGGACTGGCCGCGCTTTGGTAAAGAAGCGGAGTGGCGCGAGAAGTACCGGAAACGTATGCAGCTCGCCGAGGATACGCTGATCTCCTGCGTCGCGCTGAAGGAGCCCAAGCAAGAGCCCTACAACTACCGACAACAGCACCGCGTGTTGCACGCCAGTCTGGCCGACTGGCAGAAGCTCGGGGGGATGCCATTTTGATAGACCTCCTGATCTGGGCCGGCATCGGTCTGCTGGTATCCCTGCTCACGGTGTTTATCGTAGTGCTGATATTTGCTCTGATCGTGAAAGGGGGTGGTGCCACATAGCTCGATACGAAGCGGAGCGTGAACCGACCGATGATGAGATCGAAGACGCCGAGATAAGTACGAAGCCCCCGCCGTGAGCGGGGGCTTTTTTTGTCTTGAGTGATCCAATATTATAGGATACCGTCGCTCGCCAAATTTCCGCGAGTGACACCAATGCTGATCACCATAGATTACGAAACGGCCTGGGCGAAAGACTACTCGCTGACTCGGATGAGCGAGACCGAGTATATCCGCGATCCGCGCTTCGAGACGATCATGTGCGGTGTGAAGGTTGGTGACGGACCGACGGAGACGTTCGTCGGCAAGGATGCAGTCGCCAAGCGGCTGGGCCAGATCGACTGGGCTGCGTCGGCAGTTCTGGCGCACAATGTCCGGTTCGACGGTGCCATCCTGGCGTGGCACTACGGTCACGTGCCGGCGATGTACCTCGACACGTTGTCAATGTCGCGGGCGACCACCCACTGGACGATCGGCCGCTCGTCGCTCGCCAGGGTGGCGGAGTACCTGGACCTGCCGCCCAAGGGCGACGAGGTGCTGAACGCCAAAGGTAAGCGGCTCGCCGACTTCGACGGTACCGAACTAGCCCGGTACCGTGAGTACTGCGCCCGTGATACCGATCTGTGCCACGATATCTTCCAGAAGATGCGGGCGAATTTCTGCGCCAGTGAGATGCACCTGATCGACCTGATCGCGCGCATGTTTATCCAGCCGCAGGTCAAGCTCAATGCAAGTTTGCTAAAACAGAATTACAAGCGTGTGCTGGCCGACAAAGCGGCTGCGCTGAAGGCGGTCGAGGAAATCCCGGCGGACACCTTTTCGTCGCAGCTCAAGTTCGCCGCCCTCTTGGCCGAGCACAAGGTCATCGTGCCGATGAAAATCTCATCTACTACCGGTAGTAATATACCGGCGTTGGCCAAGGGCGACTGGGAATTTAAGGAACTCTGCGCCGACGACACGCAACCGATGTTTATCCAGGCGCTGCTGGCGGCGCGGCTCGCGGTTAAGTCTACGTTGGAAGAGACGCGCAGCGCGGCCATGTTGCGTCTGGCCGAGACGCCGTGGCGCGTCGGCACCGGCTGGGCCCCGATCCCGTTGAAGTACAGCGGCGCTCGCACCCACCGGCTCAGCGGAGACGGCGGTGCGAATTGGCAGAATTTGCCTCGCGGGAGCCTGTTGCGCACTGCCATCGAGGCGCCGGCGGGGTGGCGCATCGTACACCGGGACGCGTCGCAGATCGAGGCGCGCATGACCGCCTGGATGGCGAACTGCGGCACGCTGCTGGATGCGTTCCGCGAACGGCGCGATGTCTATTCGGAGTTCGCCACGATTATCTACAACCGGACGATCGACCCTAAGAAAGATAAGCTAGAAAGATTTGTGGGCAAGACCGCCATCCTGGGCCTGGGCTACGGCTGCGGTGCCGACAAGTTCCGCAAGATGTTATTTATCGGCAATGGTGGCATCAGCCACAAGGTTACCACCCAGGAGGCCGGCGAGATCGTGCGGGAATACCGGAATACCTATCCGGAAATCCCCGACCTGTGGGGGTACGCCGCTCGCATGCTGTACCAGGTGATCCGCTTTACCCGCAGCCTGGAGTACACCGAGCGAAAGGCGGACGAGGTCTTCAAGCACATCCCGGTCGCGCCGGATTACGACTGCTTTACCCTGCCGAACGGCTTGCGGATATGCTATCCTGACCTGCATCAAACCATGGACAAGCGATTGACTTACGCTGACGCACAGTTCGGTAAGACGCCCAGGAACATCTACGGCGCCAAGGCGGTGGAGAATATCAGCCAGGCGCTGTCGCGTATTATCGTCACCGACATCGCACTGCGCGTCCGCGCATCGACCGGGTACCACCCGTTTCTGACCACCCACGATTCCCTGGATTAC